AAATTAATCGAAGGCCGTGACTCTGAGGAGGGCTTTGTTATCACTGCTCGAATCAGTGACACTGCTCGTGGAAATGAAGTACGCACCCTGCTAAAGGATGGCGTCCTAAACAAATTCTCTGTTGGTTTTGTTCCGCTCGAAAGCGAGCGCGACGGATCGACAGTGATTCGCAAAGCTGTATCCCTCAGGGAAGTCAGCGTTGTGCCGTTTCCAGCATATGCTGGAGCAACAATCCAAGAAGTCCGCGAGGACGAAACCCCTACTGAAATAAAGGAGATTCCTATGGAATCAAGAACTAACGTCGAGTTCGACGTGCAGAGTGTTCAGGAGGATGTAGCTGAGTTGCGCCGTCTCGTTGAGTCGGGCTTCGCTGTTGCTTCTTCGGCACCTGCAGCTGACACTCGCTCCGCTGGAGAGGTCCTAAAGGCCATCGTAGCTGGAGACGAGAGCACCATTCGTACATACGCCGGAAACACCACTGACAACTCTGTAATGCTAAACACCTTCATTGGTGACCTAACTCGCATTGTTGACAGCCCAATCGGTGTTCGTGGTCTGATCTCTACTGGTGTTCTGCCTGCAACTGGCAACACTCTAGAGTTCGCAAAGCTATCGAGCAACTCTGTTGTAGTTGATGAGCAGGAGTCTGAAGGTGACGACCTAACTTACGGTCAGGTTGTACTCACCACTGACACTGCCGCTGTCAAGACCTTCGGTGGCTACACCACTCTAAGCCGCCAGGCAATTGAGCGCTCATCTGTTAACTTCCTTGATGCACACATGCGTGCAATGGCAGTTGCAGTAGCAAACAACCTGAACGGATATGTCCGCACTGCATTCAACACCCAGTACGACGCACACGTTGCTGCTGGTGGCTCAAAGGTTATTGACCTTAATGCTGCTCTAGTTTCTGGTACTTACGACAAGTGGCTAGATGCAATCGTTGAGGCTGCTGACAAGTTCCAGACCAATGGTTGGTCAATCGACGCTCTTGCAGTTTCTAAGGACGTATTCAAGTCCCTTATGAAGCTTGAAGGCGCTGACGGTCGTCCATTGCTAATCGTAACTGGAAACAGCGGAGTAAACACTGTTGGTCAGGTAAACCCACTAGCTCTTAGTGGTTCTTTCGCTGGTCTAACTGTTGCTTGCGACACCGCACTGAGAAACGGAAGCGCAGCATTCGTTAACTCGAACGCAATGCGTCTATACACCGCTCCAGTTGTGTCTCTAACCGACGACAACATCATCAACCTAAGCCGCGACTTCTCCGTATACCAGTACGGTGCAATCGCTACCGAAGCTCCAGAGGCTTTGGTTCCAGTCGTAGCCTAATAGGAGCAAAAAATGAGCGTAACGGTAGAACAACTACAGGACTACGTCGGAACTAAAGAAGAAGGCTCCTACATTGAAGGCTGCCTATCTTCAGCAACGCTTTTGGTGAACAATTACATCAAGACAGCTGCTGTGCCTGCCAACATAAAGGACCAGGCAATTCTGACTGCTGCTTCTGAGTTGTTCCACCGTCGCTCTGCACCTAACGGCGTGGCTCAATTTGCAAGCTTGGACGGCAACCCTGTCCGAATTGCAAAGGACCCGATGAATGCGGTTTACCCGCTTCTGTTGCCATTTGTGAGGCCCGCACTCTAATGGCAAACGAAATTACTACTGCTAAGGAACAGTTCCGCGATGCATTAATTGCAGCGGATCTGGACTGCTACGAGTACATTCCTGAGCGAGTAATTCCGCCTGTCGTTGTCATCAATTCAGGATCACCATTCCTTGTGCCTGAGACCCTCGGTCACGAATACACAATGGTTTTGGAATTAGTCCTGATTGCTGGAACAGCAACCAACGAGACTGCAACTGAAAAGTTGGAGGATCTAATCGAACAAACACTCCTTGCATTGCCTGCTTATGCGGCTTTGCAGAGGGTGGACAAACCATTTGCATTGGCGATTAACAACACTGAGTATCTCAGCACTAACGTCTTTGTAGAAATAACAATAACTATCTAGGAGCTAAAAAATGGCTGCATCAACACGCATCAAGGCTCAGAACATTGTGTTCAAGATCGGTGGCACCGACTTCGCTTGTGACGCAACTGCTGTGAACCTTGAATTGGGTGACGCCCCTGGTGACGTCCGTACCTTTTGCGAGGTATCGGTCGGCAAGCAGTGGACTCTAACCCTTGAGGGAATTACCTCAGGTGACTCAACATCTCTATACCGTGTCCTATGGGACAACTACGGTACTGAGGCTGGTTTCACTATCGCGCCTTATGGAAACGCAACTCCATCAAGCGCACAACCTCACTACAAAGGAACCGTTGTATTCAGCGAGCTTCCTCCACTAGCGCTAACTGCTGGCGAAGTTGCTTCGTTCTCAGTTGCGCTTGAGGTTGACAACTCAACCCACAACCCAGCTAGCGACATCTACTGGGGCGTTGAGGTAGACGCAACTGCCTAATCATGGCTAAATCCGACAGCATTAGGGTAAGCGGGCTGAATGAAGCAGTTCGTGCACTAAAAGTAATCGGCGTTCCTGCAAAGGAAATCAGCCAGGCTGGCTTTGAAGCTGGTCAGGTTGTAGCAGATGAAGCCCGCACCCTGGTGCCTGTCAAAACTGGCAAACTCAGAGATAGTATTAGAGTTGCCAGACAGCAAAGAGCAATTGTTGTAAGAGCTGGTGGAGCAAGAGTTCCTTACGCTAATCCAATCCACTGGGGTTGGTTTAGAAGAGGCATTCTGCCGAATCCATTCTTCAGCAAGGCGCTAAAATTAAATATCGAAGAAATCTACACCAGATACTTCGAGAACTTAGGCAACTTAATTACTAAATACGGAGGTAAAAAATAATGGCAAAGTTCGACTTTGAATCACTCACCATCGGTGAAGTGGAAACTATTGAGCAGATTTCTGGCTCACCAATCGATGCACTTATGGACGAGAAAGCATTGAAAGGCAAGAGCCTAAAAGCTGTGGTTTTCGTAATCAAAAAGCGTGAAGATGCAATGTTCACCCTTGAAGATGCAGCAAAGCTTTCATTCAAGGATGCAATGGGTATTCTGAATGCCGGAGATGACGCCGACCCAAAAGAATAACGACCTCAAAAGAGGCCGCTAAAAGGATGGCTACATTTTGTATCGCTACAAAAATGCAGCCCTCTGAATACCGTTCGCTTTCGCTCCGCGAATTTGGGGCATTCATTGAAGCCCTAAATGAGCAGGGTGGGGCGACCTCATTGGAAGATTTGATCTAAATGGCACTAAATCTAGAAGTCAATATCCTTGGTGAATATAGAAATTTAACCAAGGCAACTAAGGGCGCTACTAAGCAGTTACAGGGACTGCAGAACAGTGCTCGCAAGATCTCTAGAAGCATCAACACTGCATTTGCAGCGATCGGTGTCGGCATCTCTTTCAATGCACTGAAGAACAGCATCGAGTCTGCCGTTACCCAGGCTAGTAACCTGGAAGAATCCATAAATGCGGTCAGAGTGTCATTCGGCGCGGCAGCCGATGCTGTTCTTGCCATAGGCGAAAACTCTGCAACATCTTTTGGTATTGCTAGAGCAGAATTTAACCAGGCCGCTGTAACCTTCTCGGCATTTACTGACGAGATTGTCGGCCCAGGCGGAGACGTAGCTTCTGTAATTGAAGAGCTGGCACAACGTGGTGCCGACTTTGCATCTGTTTACAACATTGAAGTTTCTGAAGCTCTGCGAGTATTCCGATCTGGTCTTTCTGGCGAGAGCGAGCCGCTAAAGCGCTTCGGTATTATTCTGAATGACACGGCAGTTAAAACATTTGCTTATGAGCGTGGAATTGCTGAAGTTGGCAAAGAGCTAACTAATACTCAGAAAGTTCAAGCTCGCTACAGACTGCTGCTTGAAGAGACTTCCAAGACTTCTGGCGACTTTGCAAACACATCTGGATCTCTTGCAAACGGACTTAGAATTTTGCGAGCAACTTTTACAGATGCTCAGGCTTCCATTGGCCAAGGATTTGCACCAGCCATTAATGCTGTTGTTCAATTCATTAGACAGAACATCACAGTTTTCCAGGATCTTGCATCAGCAATTGGCGAGAGATTAAGACAAGCTTTTGAAACAACTGGTACTTCAGCACAAAACTTTGGAACAAAGCTGATTACCCTGCTGACAGATCTTACTGATTTCTTAAATGGAACTGCAACTGCAGGAAATTCTTTTGTTCAGCTAGAACAAAAAATAGGCCCATTCATAGAACTGCTTGGCGCAATCGGAGAACTTGGTAAAGGACTGCTTGCAGTTTTAAACGGCCTGGCAGTTGGTCTATTTGGCTGGATTGATATATTTAGACAAGGCGAACAGCCAATAAGTGGATTTGCAGATTTGATGCGAATACTTGGCGAGCTTCTGCAGGGGATTGGAAAGAATTTAGGTATTGCATTATCCTTCTTTGTTCCATTTACAAAGACGCTGGATACAGCAAAAATTGCAATACAAAACATTCTTAATCCAGGGAAAGCCCTACAGGGAATTGCAAAGAACATTGGCACCGCAGTAGATGATGTTATCAAAGACTGGGCTAATTTAGGTAAATCAGCAGACGAAGTAGCAAAGACAACAACCTCTGCTGCAAATAGAGTTGCTGGTGCAATTAGATCTACAACTGGTGCTGCAATTGACACTGTTAGAGATTACAAAAATGACCTAGATGCTCTAGATAACAGAAGAATAAGAAATTACATCGACGTAATTACTACAAACTTTACTGCTGGAGCTCAAACTATTCCAGCCTCGCCAACAACTGATCGTCGCCCATCTGGTCCGCTACAGCCAGGCTACTCGGAAAAGTTTATTAACTGGCGTGATGGAAACCAGTGGTACACCAGAACTTGGACTGGTTACAAATGGAAAATTACAAAAGATGCTGATGCATATAAGACTCCATCTGGAACTGGTAAAACTGAAGGCGATAAAGTAAATGCTGGCATTGAACTGTTTAGAAAGAAAGTTACAAATGTTGTAACCAAGCTTCAAGAAGCTCTTGAAGATTCTAAGCAAAGAATTCAAGATGCGTCTGAAAACTTCCGTGACGCTGTTCAGCTAAGTTTTGGAATTATTACAAACGGCGCATTCGCTGTGTTCGATGTTAACCGAGTTATCCGCCAGATGCAGCGTATTAGGGATGCAGCTGCTACTTTTGCAGATGACATCAAGAAGCTGCAGGAGCAGGGCGCAGATCAGAGTCTTATTGATCAGCTACTTGGCATGGACCCAATCTCTGGTGCAACGGCTGCCCGTGGCCTTCTAAGCTCAGGCCGTTTGCAAGAGTTCCTTGATCTACGCAACCAGCTTGCTGGCATCGGAACATCTGCAGCCGAAGCTGCCAACATGAATTTATATGGCGCAAACACGACACAACTGACAAATGCAATTGACAAGTTGTCTAGAGTTATTGAAAAGGGTGCTGGAAATACCTACAACATTAACCTAGCAAATACAAGCAAATTGACAGCCCAAGAGATAATCAATGCAATTAAGCAATATGAGAAAACTACTGGTAAGAAGGTGTTTAGTAACTAATGGCAGAGAAATTTGATATCAGTGAGCACATCAAGGTTGAAGCACTCGGCATAAGAATTGCCGAAGTTATTTCGCCAACTGAGCTTGAGGTAAATGGCAAGACCTTTCCTTATGCTGATTATTCAGTAACCCCACTTGATTTAGAGTCTGGAACTGAATTATTTCCTATAGAGGATATGGACTATCCATACATAGTTGAGTGGCGGGGAACCAGCATTTTTGTAGTTTGGAAAGCAGTATCTGGGGCTACTTCATATAGATATTACAATGGAAGCTCTTCTACCCCATCTTCATACACAACAGTAGCTTCTGGAGATTTTGGTGTTGTGTTAAATAGAGTTGGTGGGACTACTACATTTTTTAAATTTCAAGCTTTAGTAGGTGGAACGTGGACTGACTTTATTGCGCAGGCTAATGGAAGTACTTATTCATACAACTCTGCTAGCGGAACTAGCTATCAAGGTTGGTACTATCCAGACACATCATTAAATTCTACAATTGGATGGAGAGCTGGTGGAAGCTACTTTGACAGAACTTTCACAACCCCAGCCCCAGAATCACTTGTAGATGCTGGCAGTAATTTTTATAAATTAAGGTTTTTTCCAAAAGCAGCCGATACGGCCGAGTCGATACCGTTTACGGACAAAGATCGGTATTTAATTGGCATTAGTGGTTCTGGTGAATACTATCCGCAATTCTATGTAACTCCTAGGGCTTTTGTTGCTGGAGATCTTAGTTTGTATTTAGAAGATGTTTACGAAGTTTATATACCAAGTACATACATTGATCCGAATAGCACAAAGTTTACGGTTTCTATTTTAAAAACAGATGACACTACTGTGGTTAGGACCGAGCTGTTCCACGGGCCAGAGCCAATATCGGACCACGTAGATCTTTCAGACGTTTTAACTTTAAAAAGAGAAGTTGGCACATATCAAGCTGGCACAAATATGTCTTTTTCTCAAGGTTACAACTATTTAAATTTTCATAACGGAAATTGCACATGGACCAGAGATTCTAGGACACTAACTGATCTGACTAATAACTTTGATGTCCCTTCTGTTGGCTATGCAATGTACCATGAAAACAGAGCAGTCGACAATTTCTCGCCATCTGATGACTTAAAAACTACTGGCACTTTAGTTGCAACATATGATAGTAGAACTATTACAAGCACTAATTTAGCAATAGACTATTTCCCATCTGGCTACAACAAATTTGCTCTGTATCCTTTAATTTATACTGATTACACAACCAGCAATCAAATTTCTTACTCCAACCTAACAAGCTCGGATTTTGTCCCGTCCGCAACAATCAGAAAAACTGACTATAAAGCCATACTTACTATGGAATTTAAAAACTGGAACAATAGCTATACAGGCCTTCGGGCTGTAGCAACATGGTTTCCTGTTGTTGGCGGCACACAAAGTCCTCAAGTTTTAATTGCCCAAGCCACGGCAATAACAGACAATACAACTGTTAATTATGAGATAACTGGCACACCTGGTGCGATAACGGCAAATAACACAATAACTTTAAGTTCTTGGAACGGATCTCAATGGGTTCAAATAGCATCCATACAAATATTGGCAGAAGATATCTATGAAATAGGAGATACCGTTTATGCATATCAAACTGTCTTTACTTATGATGAAAATTACACTCTTGGTGTCTCTTCATTAGGGTCTGGGACCTATGAGTTAAGTTTTTACAACTCGCTTGCTGGAAGAACTTATTACATAAGCAGCACTAACGCAGCCAAATACCCCCAGTTTAATGTCACGGTACCAGCAATCGGAGTAGTAAAAGTAGATCTACCTGGATTACCAGAAGACTTCGTATTAAATGTTGTCTATAACGACTCAGAGGTTTTGCATGAATTTATAGTTGGCGAACCATATGCTTTTGTTTATGGAGATTTTGTTTATGCTTCTGGCTGGTGGCCAATTGAGTGCTCTACTTCGAGTGTAGACATAAACACTGGCTACAACGAAGAGCGTGGTTTATTGCGTAGGCCAGAGCCTGGTTTTGCAACAATAGAACTTAAAGGGTCTGAGGGGGATCCCAGAAGTAACAGTGCCTTGCAGCTTGACAACAAGGTAAGAATTTTATTGGCCGAAGCTGCTGCCCCAGATGACGAAGAGGATTATTTATTTACTGGTTTTATTGAGTCAATGTCAACAACCTATGACACATTCGGAAATGCCAATACCACTTTAAATTTGGTAGATTCAATGTCTAGAGTGCTAAATGTAAACATTCCTACATATGAAGTTAATGATGCAGAATCATTTAGCGACAGAATGTTTAGAGTCTTGGATGAATACGTCTCTCCAGCAACTTGGGGAGTTACTTATGACACATCAATTTACGAAACATTCCAGCCGTACGATGGGTCGGTATTCCCAATTGAGTTCAGAGAAAATGTCACCTCAAGCGACATAATCACTGAGTTGACTGAGGGTGAATTCGGCATCATGGGTCAGAACCGAGGTGGTGTAATCTTTTGGTTTAACAGGAATGCGCGTGCTTTAATTTATGCAGCCAACGAAGACCTAGTATTAGAGCCATTTGATTTTGGATTTAGTACGGCTCATTCAGATTCATTAGATCATTTCTGTATCTCAGATTTTATAATTTCAAATAGCATGAATGACATTACCAATAAGGTAATTGCAACGCTAACTTACGATGAGTTGACCTCAGCAACCTACAGCGACGCAGCCAGCATCACTCGGTATGGGGAGCGTTCATTTGATGTTGCACTAAATTTAGATGCACCAGCCGGAAACCCAGCTCAGTATCTAGAATCTTGGATTGAAGAAGTTCCTTATTTTGAGGATCAATCTGAATTACAGTCTTTGACTACAAACGTAGTCAATCGGGAGGGATATGTAACAAGAGCTTATAAGGTTGACGCACTAATTGACCCTATAAGAGTCTTTATATCTACTGGCCCTGTTGCGGTAAATGGGGTCTGGTTTGCTAAAAGAGTTACACACAATATCACCCCCGAAAACTGGACAATGACCCTGGACCTGACAAGCAACTAACATGGAACTAGAAACATTATTAGCACTACTCGGCGGCGGAGCAGCTGGAGCTGGAGGCACTAGCCTCTTCAAGTTTTTGCTAGCTCGCAGAGAACAAACTTTGAGCAATGAAGAGGTATTGCGCAAAGAGTTACAAGATCAAATAGACGCCCTTAAGGCGGAAATACAGGAATTGCGCTCAGAAGTTGGGCACTGGCGTGACAAGTATTTTGAGATCTATGAGGAACACGTCAAACTCAAGGTGAGATTGGGCGAATAAGCTGGGTGGACTGAGCCAACCTCCTGTTCAGTCCTCCCTTAAATTAAGGAGCAAATATGTATGCACACAGAATCCCGTTTACAAGGGACACCAACAAGGGCCCACAGCCTGCTGACAAGCCTGCAAAGAAGGCTTCAACAAAGCCAGTAGCTGAAGAGCCTGCTAAAATAGAAGATGAGCCAATCGATTTAATCATTGAGCCTCAGGCCGAAGAAATCACGGAGGAACCTACAGATGGCAACGCTTAACATTGTTCCGCCTATTCTTGACATTGTTGCTTACGGCGGCGATGACACCAACATAGTTTTTAACATTACAAATGAGGACGAGGAGCCATACGAGTTTGTTGGCACCCACTCGGCATCTATTCGCGTAGATGAAAACAGTGATGAATCATGGGAAATTGAGATCAACACTGACACTGGCGTAGAGGGCAAGGCCATTTTGAAAGTGCCATCTGAAGTAGCTGCAGAACTTGTAGTAGACGCCACTACTGAATCTATTTATGTCAAAGACGACCTTGTTACTGCGCCAATGTTTAAGGGCGTATGGGACTGGCAGTATGACAACAATGGCGAGATTCGGACACTAGTTCGTGGAAGCATAACAGTAATTGGAGAAGTAACAAGATAATGAGCGAGATCGTTGTATCTGGAGCTGAAGTCTCCCTAATCATTTCCGCAGCAGAAGCTGGACCACAAGGACCTCAAGGACCTGCTGGACCAGCTGGTGCTACTGGTTCTCAAGGACCTACAGGACCTACTGGTCCTCAGGGTGATCCAGGCGGACCTACTGGTCCTACTGGAGCGACTGGTCCTACTGGGCCACAAGGAATTCAAGGACCTACTGGTCCTCAAGGACAGGTAGGTGCCACAGGTGCAACAGGACCCGCAGGAGCCAATGGAGCAATCGGACCTACAGGACCAACTGGTGCAACTGGTGCCGCATCTACGGTTCCTGGACCAACAGGACCTGCAGGATCTACAGGGGCTACAGGTCCAACAGGCCCACAAGGAGCAGCATCAACCGTTCCAGGCCCAACAGGCCCAGCTGGAGCAGCAGGAGCCACTGGACCTACAGGACCTCAAGGAGCAGCCTCAACAGTGCCTGGACCGACTGGACCAGCTGGCGCTCAGGGCCCAACTGGACCCACAGGAGCGACTGGAGCTAATTCAACTGTCCCTGGTCCTACTGGACCTACTGGAGCAACGGGAGCGGTAGGACCAACTGGTCCTCAAGGCGCTCAAGGAATTGAAGGCCCAACTGGCCCAGCTGGAGCTATCGGTGCAACTGGTCCTACTGGACCTGAAGGCGCCGCAAGCACCGTACCTGGCCCAACAGGCCCTGCAGGTGCAACTGGCGCTACAGGCCCTACGGGACCTGCTGGTGCTGATAGCACAGTTCCAGGACCTACTGGTCCTGCAGGTGCAACTGGTGAAACTGGTCCAACTGGACCCCAGGGTGACACAGGAGCTACGGGACCGCAAGGTGAAACTGGTCCTACTGGCCCAGCTGGTGCAAGCGCAAGCTATTACACATACCGAGCTGTTACAAACGATCAGACGCCACCTGTCGGTACTGGCTATTTGATGTGGAACAATGCAACCCAAGCGGATTCAACATCTCTTTACGTTAGCCAAATTACTGATGACGGAGTTGACGTTGCTTTGGCTTTGGCAAATGCTCAGCCTGGAGACATTATTGTTATTGCTGATGAAGCTGACCACAACAACTTCCAGCGCTGGGAACTATCGGCCGCGCCTATTCCAGACACAACCTATGCAGAAGTTCCAGTAACTTACGTTGATGGAACTCACTCATTTAATAATAACGACCGCATAACTATTTACTACTTGCGGGAGCCAAGCTTGGCCCTTTCGGATTTAATAGATGCAGACATTTATGGAGACCCAGACCAGACTGCTCAAGCTCTTGTTTGGAACCCAGATACAGACAAATGGGAGCGCAGACGCCTTGACATTAATTACGACCTAAATGGAATTTCGGTTGACCAAGGCTCTATTCAAGGTGGACATGTACTTACATGGGCTGCCTTTGAAGAGGGCGGAGAATGGCAAGCCCAGGCACCTGCTGGTGGAAGCACAGAAGCAAAGGTAGTTCTTGTTGACATCAAGAATGTTTCTGGAGAAACAATTTATCCAGGAGCAGTAGTTTATGCAACTGATTATGATGATGGTGCTGTCAAGGTTTCTTTACTTGACCTAAGCACCACGCCGCCAGACCCAGAGCAGATTGTCGGATTGGTCTATCCAAACTCAATTGATGATGGTGAATATGGAACAGCCGTTGTTTACGGAACTGTTGCCAACATAACTGACAACTCCAACTGGGGTCCTAATACGCCTTTGTATCCAGGTGCTGATTTCCCTGGACAGCTCAGGCCTTTGGACACAAACATCCCAGCTGATTTCCAGATTCCAATTGCTTACTCCTTAGATGGCAGTGATCCCGAAGAAGAGCAAACGCCTTTTATATTTGTAAATATGTTCAAGCACTCATTTGCAGTGGGCGAAGCAGCTCCAAGCGATGGAATTCCAGACATTATCAACTTCAGCAGGCCAAGGCCAGATTCATGGATTCCGAGCGGTCTGATGGGCGATAATGATCCAACCAGCGTAGTAGATAACAATGCTTGGGCGCACAGCATTATCTGGCACCCAATCTTGTTAGGTGCTGATGCAACATTTGAAGCAGTTAAGTTGCATTTAACTGAACTAAATAATCCAGATTCATTGACTGGAAATGGTTCAATTAAATTTGCTATCTATACTGCAGACCCTGAAACTGGCTTGCCTAAGAATTTGGTGGATGAACTTGGTGAGTACAGCCTAACCGCCAGCACCAACATCGGTATCGTTCAGCTTAACTTTGACTCAGTCTTTGTTGCAGCTGGAATGTACTACTTGGGCTTTAGCTACCAGCACCCAGATTATGAGCAAGGTGTAAATGATATTGCTGTTAAATACGAAGGCTACTTGAGACCATACTGGCCAGGTAACCCAGCATCTGGAAGCCCTAGCGCAAATGGTGGATTCAGAGGCGGTAACGATTTCAGCCAAAACAGCGGAGCTTGGCCTGCAACTCTAAATGAAGGTCAAGCATTTGACGGCTCTGACTTCATGCACCTACCAATCACGTTCCTTAAGACAGTGGAGTAAAAATGGGTAAAGTAATTACAATCCAAAACAAAGATAGTTCTGTAACCAAAACCTGGCAAGCTGAGCCAGTCAAAGATGAAAATGGAAAAATCGTCTGGGACCCAGCGACACGCAAACCAATTATGGACACGGCACCAGAAGGTGTGCTAGACTAAAACTGCAGTGAAAACTGCTTCCTATGACTGCCATGTCTGGGCCCCCGCTAGGTTACTTCATTCCCTGGCGGGGGCTTTCTTTTTGGTGAAAAAAATAAACCTAAAAAAATTAACTGAATCGGAATACACCGCATAAAAAGCATGTATAATATTTGTAGGCAAAGCTACAGACGTGGCACGAGTAGAAAAGGCAGAGGAGATGGCTACAAACAAGGCAAAGGCATATGACCTTCTTGAGCATGGTATTGAGATTGTTCCAATCATCATTGCTAACAAAGAAAAGAAACCAACTATCAAGTGGAAAGAGCATCGGCTCACCACAAAAGAAGCAATTGATGGCCACTGGTATGACGGACGCGATCCGCAACCATACGTCGGCTGGATCCACGAAGAATATGGCGCAATTGACATCGACGTCAAAGACGGCAAGAACGGATTCGAAACTTTAGAGCGTGCTGGGCTCGAATTACCAGAAACTCCAGTCTGGTACGACACGCCAAGTGGTGGACGCCACTACATTTACAAATTTCCAAAAGGCACAACAGAAAATGTTGACATTGTCTATAACGGTGTCAAGCTTTCGGGTGTCGATAGACGCATTGGCAATGGACTAGCAATTTGGTACGGCGAAGTACCCGCGTTTGAGCACTGGTTAAACGTCCCAGACGCCCCTACGTGGGCATATGCGTTCGAGAAGGTAGAATTACCCTCAACCAAGCCAAAAAGCCCTCAGGATTGGTTTGATGCCCTCCCAAAGGGTGAAATCGGCCCTGAGATCCGCAAGATTTTGGATTATGTGTCCAGATTGAGCGAATCTGAGTTTGGGCATAACGCTGTGAGAGATGCAATGTATGCAATTGTCTCTGAAGGCGCTAAAGGCCAACCTGGAGCAATAGACGCCCTTAATGAACTTCAAGCTATGTGGCTTAGACCTCCATTTGACATTGAGAAACACAAAAAAGATTGGAATGCAACACTTCTCGGTCTCATAGATAAAATTCCTGAGTTCGAGGCCAAAGCTGTTGCGTCAAAGGTGCCTGTAGATGAGCAAGCAGAAGCAAATCGCAAAGAATTGATTCGGCTAAACGCTCAGGAGTGGGCAAAAGAGCAAAAGCGCAAAGAACGCTACAAGGGAATCGAAATTTGTGATTGGGATGAACTCGAAAACACAACTATTGAATGGGTGATCGATGGAGTTTGGTATTTCGATTCACTAAACGCCCTTGTTGGTAGATCGCAAATCGGAAAAACATTTGTGGCTGCAAGCATGGCTGGTTCAGTTGCTATGGGCATCAAATGGTTTGGCAGAGATGTCATTCAAGGCAAAGTTCTTTACATCGCTGGTGAAGGATTTAAAGGAATTGCAAAACGCTTTAAATCTTGGTGCACACACAACAAACAAGATTGGGAAATCCTCAAGAAGAACTTGAAGGTTGTTAGAGGCGCTGATTTGATGTCAGAAGACTCGGTTGATGAAATCAGAAAGCTTTGTGGAGAGCTAGAACCTGTTCTTGTAATTGTTGACACACTCTCGGCAACATCATCAATTGATAATGAAAATGACGCTGCTGAAATGCGTGATCTGCTTCTAAAGATTGCCAGCATTTATCCGCTAGCAGCTAAAGTGGCAGTTCACCACCCAAATGATGCCACACGTTACTCTCAGAAGCCCAAGGCTCGTGGCTCAGGCGCTTTTAAGTCCAATGCGGACAATTTGATGACCGTAACCCTAGATGACTCATTTGAGCCCTCTCAGGAGGTTACAGACGCTGCTGGAGGTAGGCCTAGGTTCTTGACCCTAAGTACCGATGACAACGAGTATGAGGGCAAGAGCAAGGAGTCCGAGCCCATCACGATCAAGGGCATGTATTTGCGGGAAACAGATGCTGGAGTTTCGCTGGCTCAGGCCAATGGAACTAAGCAGCACGCAGACTATTCAACCGTTAAACAGGTTATGGAATTCCTAGAGAATAAAGGCCAAGAATGCACATCGGCCGCATTCTGGGCTGCAGCAGACTCTCTAGGTCTAAAGAACGCAAATGATACTGGCTGGAAGGTTAAGGCCGCTGCACGCAGAATGCTAGACAAGGCAGTCATGCGTGGAGAGCTCCAAACCAAGGTTGGAGCCAACAGAGAGACCATTTATGTTCTCAGCAAACTCCCAGATTTGAGGTACCTAAATGGCCTTTCAATGTGATGATTTTGTAACACTTACATGTAACACTTGGCGATTTGTAACACTTAAACCGCGTAAATACGGGGCTCAAGTGTTACAGTTACAAGTGTTACAAACTACTAAAGACAGTAGTAATACTGTCCTGTCACACCTTGTAACACCTGTAACACCTAGGAGGAAATATGCCAGGTAGTAGAGCATCTGTCAAGGAGCGTTTACTAAGACGCATTATCAAGAATGAGAATGGCTGTTGGATGTGGCAAGGTGCCAAAGCTGGCAGTGGCTATGGCCAGATTCGGTTACGGAGAGACCAGAACCCAGGGCTAGCCCATCGGGTCTCATATCAAGAATTTGTTGGGCCTATCCCAACAGATGAGAATGGCAAGACTTTGTTCATAGACCACTTGTGCTATGACAGCGAGGGCTATTCAAACAAGCTATGTATTAATCCAGACCACCTTGAGCCAGTCACGGATCTTATAAACAAGAGACGTGGCTACAAGCCCAAGAAGGAGGCTGGCTGGAAACACTACAAGCAGAAGAGAGACGGTAGAATAGATGAGCACTGATCTATCAACAGTCTCTCCCCAGTTTGAATCAGTGCAGGACCCTGCACTTACTTTGCCGAGTGCAGGGTCTTTAACTTAGGAGGTGACAATGGAACTAGGAATAGGAATGTTGGTAACGGGAAGCTTGAGCTTACTCGGATTTGCAATTGGATTCTTGCTTGGCGCTGTATATGCCCTAAACAGCGTCAGGAAGGCCATAGAAGGCACGAAACATGTCAGGTAGTGATTTCCATAGGTCAGCAGAGTGGAAGCGTATACGGGCCTCCTACCTGGCAACCATGACCGAATACTCATGCATGAGTTGTGGAAAGCCTGACCTTGCTGGCATGGACTTGCATGTGGATCACATCAACCCAGGTCATCAAGGCAATGGTGAATATGAGTGGGACAATTCGTTTGATAACTTGCGAGTTCTGTGCGCTGAATGCAATGGAAGAAAGAAAGATATCAAAGCTGTCGGATTGAAGCGCATCGATTGGAAGAACAAAGCATGGTTCTAAGCACTGAAAGATATTCGAACAAATGTTCGACGTTTTTTTCTGTGTTGCTGGGCGACCCCCACGCATGTGCGCAAAATAAAAACGAAATTGACCAAATTATCCGAACAAATGTTCGAAAGGTAGCATAAAATGGAACAAACAATCAAGGAATGGCTGGATACTGTGGAACTTGACTTGGAAAAGCGCGTCCACGCTGATTTATGCCTATCGCTAGCTCGGCTATACGACCGTGAGCAACTTACGAGCACGGCTGCCGAGCTTAGGCGTGCAGTTAACGACCTCAAGAAACTAATTGAGGGCGATAAAGTCGAAGTTGACCCACTAGAGCAGATTCTCAAGCGCTAATGCAACTTCCAGCTCGATATACCGCTCCGCTCAGTGAGGATTTCCCCACTGACGGCGATAAGCTCATCCAAATCGTTGAAACGTTCATGTGTACCCAGGAAACTGGCACTGATCCGATCAAACTGGATGACTGGCAGAAGTGGTTGCTTCGGGCTGTGCTTGAACGATACCCAGATGACTACTCAGACCCTCAAAAGGCTGGGCGTCTGAGGTATCGCCAGGTAGTCGTATCCATGGGTCGTCAGAACGGCAAGTCGACCTTGACGCAAGCACTGAGCCTGTACGGATTGCTCATGCACGAGCAAGGCCCATCGGTAATCGGTGTTGCGTCTAGCGTTGATCAGGCTCGCATTGTCTATAACAGGACTCTGTACTCTGTCAACAACAACCCATGGCTCAAGAAGCGCTTTCACAAGGCGACTGAGCACCGTGGCATGCACCTAAACAACGGTGCTGGCACTTACATGATCAAAGCGGCAAAAGAGACAGCGTTGCAAGGTATTCCTGTTACGCTGGGGATAGTAGACGAGCTGCACATATTGCCCAAGGGTCTTTACTCGTCGTTAACCTTGGGAACATCAACCAAAAAAGACGGTCTAGTCATCGGCATTACAACAGCTGGTGACGAAGACTCAGAAACTTTAAAGGAGTTATATGCAACAGGACAAAGAGCAATTGATGGTGACCCTGAGCTCGAAAGATTTGGTTTCTTTGTTTGGGAAGCACCAGCCGATTGCAGGATCGATGAGCCAAGCGCTATCTTCGCTGCAAATCCGGCAGTCGAGTCGGGCCGCATCCCGCTCGACAGAGTCATCTCAGACCTTAGAGCAATACCCGAGATTGAGGCTCGTCGATACAGACTAAATCAATTCATTGAAGCAAACAAAGTCCCAGGCTGGCTACCCATGGACCTGTTTGACAAAGCAATCGGCACTGGAATCACAAAGAAGTCGATTCCGCTTGTCTTTGCAGTTGACAGAACTGCCAGCTGGGGCCACGTTTGCATCACAGCAGCTACCAAGCATCCAGATGGCACATTTGAGACAGAGTTGGTTGCCAGCTATGTCAATCCAACCGAACAGCAAGTGTTTGACGATCTTAAGGATCTATATCTAAAGCATGGCCCACAAGGCATTGCGCTAGACGATCGCCAAATGCCTAACATCGGAAAGAAGCTAAAGTTGAGTGGTATTCCGACTTATCAGTTCTGGGCTAAAGAGATGGCAGCAGCGGCAGCCTTCACTTACTGGCTCTTTGCTAACGAGAAGGTAAAGCACAACAACGATCCACTGCTCAGAAGTCAGATTCCGAGAGGTGTTGCCAAGTACTCAGGCGAGACATGGTTCATCAGTCGGAAAGAGAGTCGTGGAGACTTGGATGCAGTGCTTGCAACTGCAATGGCACTCTACTGTGCCAACATAACCGAATCAGTACCGATACAAGTGTTCTAGAATAGAATGTGATAAAATAGGAGCAATATGGCAAACTTCTTTCAAAGGCTATTGGGCATTGCCGATCCAGTTGAAGAGCGGGCAACCGTCTCGTCATCAATTCGCACTGCTCCAAGCAGAGTCGATGCGACTCCGATCGTTGATCCGAGAACCGCACTTTCATTAACGTCAGTATTCCGCGCAATACAAATCCTAGCTACGCCAATCTCCAAGATGGATGTAAAGACAATTCGTTACATCGCATCTACTGGTCAAGAGCAACAGATTCCAAATCCACTAATTGTCAACAGCCCATCGTTGCTTGATTCACGTCGTGAGTTCTTTTATCAAACAGTTGTTAGCCTTGCTACAACTGGTGAAGCATTCTGGCTTAAGAAACTAAGCACAAGCGGAGCAGTTAATTCACTAGAGATTCTCCCAACCAAAAACGTACGTATCGAGGTAGACAAAGAAACTGGACTGAAGTATTACAGCTACAGCCACGGTTACTATCCTCACCACGTTGTAGATGTCGTGCCAGCGAACGAGATGGAGCACCTCAAGCTATTCTCGATCCCAGGCGAACTGCATGGCTTCGGCCCAATACAGCTATGCAAAGAAGATATCGCTGGAGTGTTGGACCTCCGCGAATACGCTTCGACATGGTTCGCCAGCGCTGGGGTGCCCACAGGAGTGTTGACTAGCAACTCCATGCTCACCGCCGAGCAAGCTGATGAAATTACAGCTCGCTGGCACGATAAACAGTCCGAACGCAAGATTGCAGTTCTGGGTAATGGATTCAACTACGACGCAGTAGCCATCTCTCCAAAGGATGCGCTGTTTACCGATGTGCAAAGCCAAGCTGTTCAACAGATCGCACGCATGTTCGGTATTCCTGCACGTTTGCTTCTGACTGGTGTTGATGGAACCAGCGACACCTACACAAATTTGAGCGATGAGAATCAAATCTTCTATCGCCACACTCTCATGGCTTATTTGGACGCCATTGAGGACGCTATGAGCAATTGTTTGCCTAGAGGAACTCGTGTTAAGTTTGACTACGAGGGTCTTTTCAAAGCAGACATCTCACAGCGTTACGCCAACTACGCCGTCGGTCTTCAGAACCAATTCTTGACTACTGACGAAGTCCGAGCTAAGGAAGGTCTAGATGGATAACATCGAAACCCGCAACATTGAGTTGCGTTATGACGAGGAAGAGCGCACCGTTAGCGGTATTGCTGTTCCTTATGGCCAGGACGCCAACATTGGTGGTGTTTACACTGAGCGCTTCGAACGCGGAGCAATCAGCGAAGACATTACTGATGTCAAGCTATTTTATGGACACGAGGAGCCAATCGGTAAGTTAATCGAAGGTCGTGACTCTGAGGAGGGCTTTGTTATTACTGCTCGAATCAGTGACACTGCTCGTGGAAATGAAGTACGCACCCTGCTAAAGGATGGCGTCCTAAACAAATTCTCTGTTGGTTTTGTTCCGCTCGAAAGTGAGCGCGACGGATCGACAGTGATTCGCAAAGCTGTATCCCTCAGGGAAGTCAGCGTTGTGCCGTTTCCAGCATATGCTGGAGCAACAATCCAAGAAGTCCGCGAGGACGAAACCCCTACTGAAATAAAGGAGATTCCTATGGAATCAAGAACTAACGTCGAGTTCGACGTGCAGAGTGTTCAGGAGGATGTAGCTGAGTTGCGCCGTCTCGTTGAGTCGGGCTTCGCTGTTGCTTCTTCGGCACCTGCAGCTGACACTCGCTCCGCTGGAGAGGTCCTAAAGGCCATCGTAGCTGGAGACGAGAGCACCATTCGTACATACGCCGGAAACACCACTGACAACTCTGTAATGCTAAACACCTTCATTGGTGACCTAACTCGCATTGTTGACAGCCCAATCGGTGTTCGTGGTCTGATCTCTACTGGTGTTCTGCCTGCAACTGGCAACACTCTAGAGTTCGCAAAGCTATCGAGCAACTCTGTTGTAGTTGATGAGCAGGAGTCTGAAGGTGACGACCTAACTTACGGTCAGGTTGTACTCACCACTGACACTGCCGCTGTCAAGACCTTCGGTGGCTACACCACTCTAAGCCGCCAGGCAATTGAGCGCTCATCTGTTAACTTCCTTGATGCACACATGCGTGCAATGGCAGTTGCAGTAGCAAACAACCTGAACGGATATGTCCGCACTGCATTCAACACCCAGTACGACGCACACGTTGCTGCTGGTGGCTCAAAGGTTATTGACCTTAATGCTGCTCTAGTTTCTGGTACTTACGACAAGTGGCTAGATGCAATCGTTGAGGCTGCTGACAAGTTCCAGACCAATGGTTGGTCAATCGACGCTCTTGCAGTTTCTAAGGACGTATTCAAGTCCCTTATGAAGCTTGAAGGCGCTGACGGTCGTCCATTGCTAATCGTAACTGGAAACAGCGGAGTAAACACTGTTGGTCAGGTAAACCCACTAGCTCTTAGTGGTTCTTTCGCTGGTCTAACTGTTGCTTGCGACACCGCACTGAGAAACGGAAGCGCAGCATTCGTTAACTCGAACGCAATGCGTCTATACACCGCTCCAGTTGTGTCTCTAACCGACGACAACATCATCAACCTAAGCCGCGACTTCTCCGTATACCAGTACGGTGCAATCGCTACCGAAGCTCCAGAGGCTTTGGTTCCAGTCGTAGCCTAATAGGAGCAAAAAATGAGCGTAACGGTAGAACAACTACAGGACTACGTCGGAACTAAAGAAGAAGGCTCCTACATTGAAGGCTGCCTATCTTCAGCAACGCTT